CCATCTTCAGCAGGTCATCCCAGTGCTTGCGCGGGATCTGCCCGCCCGTGCCGGCTGGCTTGGGCTGGCACCAGCGGCTCAGCGTGGACTTGTCCAGGCCCAGCGCCTCGGCCACCTCGGCCTTGCCCCCCAGGCGCTCCACGACCCCGTAGGCCGGCTGGAGGGAGTGAATCGTCGGAATTGCCATGATCGAACCTCGTTGAGAAAGTGACAACACTCAACCCGATCATAAGTTGCGATTGCCTCATCGTGGAGATTCCGGCACGATCCCCGGGGTCAACATGGAAGACAGCGAGGCGTCAGCATGAACACGCAATGGTTCCGCGGTCGGATGGCCGACCGAAAAATCAGTCAGAGAGGACTCGCGAAGATGTTGGAACTCGACCCCGCCGCCGTGTCGCTGATGCTGCGCGGCAAACGACGGATGACGCCGCACGAGGCGCACCAGTTAAGCGTGATCCTGGGCACGCCGCTGAACGAGGTGATGCGCCACGCCGGCATCGACGTCGAGGAGGACGTGCGGCGTTGCCCGATTGCGGCGCACGTCAACGAGCGCGGCCAGGTCACGCTGATGCCTGCGGGCACGCACGACGACGTGATGGGCCCGGCCGACGTGCCGGTGGGCACCTACGCCGTGCAGATGCGCTCGCACGCCTCGGTGACCGACGGCTGGTTGCTGTACGTCACGCCGGCGCAGATGCCTGCGGCCAACAATGCCGACCAGCTGTGCCTGTGCGCGCTGCAGGACGGCCGGCAGCTGCTGGGGATCATCCGGCGCGGCTACCGGCGCAGCACGCACAACCTGGTGCTGTGGCCGTCGATGGAGACGATTGACGACGCCTCGATCGTCTGGTCGTCGACGGTGCTCTGGGTCCGACCGTTGTACTGATGCTGCATTCGCATCAGGGTTTGCCCTGATCCTTTTTTTGCCCGGGGTGTTGTGATTTCCTCAACGGTGTGCTCCAATCGCTGCACTGCAACGCGAACCGGAGCCCGAACGATGAGCTGGCCAACCTCCCGACGCTACCCGCGCACCCTGCGCGAGGCCTTCCCTCGCGACCCTGAGCACGCCTACGCGATCCAGCGCTGCAGCCGCTCCGGCAGCGTACTGGGCACCATGGCGGCCTGGTGCTGCATTGCCGGCATGTCAGTGTTGCTGGGCATCGCGGTGGTGTTCTGATGAACGGGCACCAATCAATGTGCAGCGGGAGCTGCAACCAAGGTCGCAATCCCTGCCCTCATCCTCTGGCGTGCCAAGTGCCGCTGATAGAGGACGAGCTGCCTGTTCGCTGGCGTTTCTGGGGCCAATTGTTGGTTGCCACGGCGATCAGCGTCGGCCTGTTCGCGGTGGGCGCGGTCATCGGCGTTGCACTGCAATCGCTGCGCTGACGCTGTGCGGTGCCCTTACTGCAATGCGTGGTCCCTGGTCGTTGAGACACGCGGCCCGCGTCGTCGACGCACCTGCGGCAACGAGCACCGATGGACCTCCATTGAGGTTGAGTACGAGAGGTGGCGCGATGACGTGCGCCAAAAAGAACAGCGCCTTGCTCGAGCCCGGCAGACGCTGCGCAAGTTGGGCTATCTGAAGTGAAAGGACACCACCATGGACACCATTGACCAACTCGCGATTGCCTGGGCCACCGCCAAGGAACGCGAGGACAACGCGCGCGCCGAGCGCATCGACATCGAGGAGAAGATCCTCAAGCTGCACCCCGCCAAGGAAGAGGGCAGCGAGTCGTTCGCCACCCCCACCGGCGTGAAGATCACGCTGACGGGCAAGCTGACCTACAAGGTCGACATGGCCAAGCTGCAGGCGCTGGTGGCCAGCTGGCCCGAGGACACCCGGCCCATCAAGACCAAGGTCGAGGCCGACGAGACGAAGCTGAAAGCCATCCGCTCCAGCGCCCCCAGGCTCTGGGCCCAGCTCGCCTCGTGCGTGGAGACGAAGCCGGCCAAGACGGGCGTGGCGATCAAGTGGGGGGAGTGAAGCCATGGCCTTCAACCTTGCATCCATCTCCAAGACGCGCCGCCTGCGCGCACCGAAGATCGTGATCGCCGGCCCGGGCAAGATCGGCAAGACCACCTTCGCGGCCAGCGCTCCCAATGCGGTGGGCATCCTCACCGAGGACGGCGCCGACGCGGTGGACGCCAGCGCCTTCCCGCTGGCCACCAGCCTGCAGGACGTGTACCAAGCCATCGGCACGCTGCTGAAGGACGAGCACGACTTCAACACCGTGTTCCTCGACTCGCTGGACTGGCTCGAGCCGCTGGTGCATGCGCACGTCTGCGAGCAGAACAAGTGGGCCTCAATCGAAACTCCGGGCTATGGCCGAGGCCACGTGGCCGCGGCTGACGAGTGGCGCACGCTGCTCAACGGCCTGGAGCAGCTGCGCCAGCGCCGCACCATGGCCGTGATCCTGATCGCGCACGACAAGATCAAGCGCTTCGAGTCGCCTCTGCACGACGGCTACGACCAGTACGTGCTGAAGCTTCACGACCGCGCGGCCGCGCTGGTGCAGGAGTGGGCCGACGTGATCGGATGGGCCAACTACCACATCGTCACCAGCGAGTCCGACGCGGGCTACGGCAGCAAGGAGGTCAAGGCCCGCACGACGGGCAAGCGCATCCTGCACGTCGAGCCGCACCCCGCCCACATGGGCGGCAACCGCTTCGGCCTGAAGAACATGCCTCTCACCTGGGAGGCATTCGCCGCGGCCTTGGCCGCATCTCAATCCTGAACCGGAGAACCCCGTGCCCCTGTACGTCGTCACCGACACCCAAGCCTCGACCACCCGCCTGATCGAGGCCCCCAACCCGGCGCAGGCCGTGCGCCACGTCACCGACCAGCGCTTCGCCGCCAAGGCTGCCAGCGCTGCCCTGGTGGCCAAGCTGATGGGCGCCGGCATCAAGCTCGAGTCTGTCAAGCCGCAGGCCGACACCGCCGCCGACCCTCAACCCGAACCGCAGGAGGCCTGACCCATGCCCGCGCTCAACTTCAAGGCCAGCAGCGTGCAGCTGCAGGACCGCCCCTCGACGCAGTACGGCCCGCTTCCGGCCGGCAACTACGAGATGATGATCACGCGCTCGGCGACGAAGCAAACCAAGGCCGGCACGGGCTCGTACCTCGAGCTCGAGATGCAGGTGCTCAGCGGCGAGCACACCGGCCGCCGGCACTGGGAGCGTCTGAACCTCAACAACCCCAACCTGCAGACCGTCAAGATCGCCGAGGAGCAGCTGGCGCGCCTGTGCGTGGCCCTGGGCGTCGACGAGGTGACCGACAGCGAGGAGCTGCACGACCTGCCCTTCATCGCCGAGATCGCCATCGACAAGAAGGACGCCACGCGCAACGTCATCTGGGGCTACCACGCGGTGGACGGCCAGGCTGCGCCTGCGGCCAAGCCTGCCCCGGCGCCCGCGCCCAGGCCGGCGGCTGAAGCGCCTGCGCCTGCAGGCCCGGGCCGCGCTTTCAGGCCCTGGAATTGAGCATGGGCGCGCTGCCTCAGTCGCCCCACACCACCGCCACGGCGATCGTGCGGTGGTACGAGAGCAAGCCGCAGGAGCACCGGCCGCACATGGGCGCCAGCCTCATCGGCCACACCTGCGACCGGCACATTTGGCTGACCTGGCGCTGGGCCCTGCGGCCTGAGTTCCCGGGCCGCATCCTGCGCCTGTTTGACACCGGCAAGCGCGAGGAGGCCCGCCTGCTTGAGGAGCTGCGCGGCATCGGCGTGCAGGTGTGGGACACCGACCCGGCCACGGGCGACCAGTGGCGCGTCACCGCGCACAGCGGGCACTTTGGCGGGTCGCTGGACGGCGTGGCGCAGGGCCTGCCCGAAGCGCCCAAGACGGCGGCCGTGCTGGAGTTCAAGACGCACGGCGAGTCGTCGTTCAACCAGCTCAAGGCCGGGGGCGTGGCCAAGGCCAAGCCGCAGCACTTTGCGCAGATGACCATCTACATGGGCCTGATGGAGCTGACGCGCGGGCTGTACCTGGCCGTGAACAAGAACACCGACGAGGTGTACAGCGAGTGGGTCGAGTTCGACCCTCAGCGCTTCGCCGGGCTCATGGCCCGGGCCGATCGCCTGATCAGCGCCACCGAGCCACCGGCGCGCATCAGCGACGACCCGGCGCACTGGGAGTGCAAGTTCTGCGGGTTCTACCGGCACTGCCACCAGGGCGTAGCGGCTGAGGCCAACTGCAGGACGTGCTGCCATGCCTCACCCGTTGATGATGCCGCATGGCGGTGCGACAGCCACAACGAGCACCTGACGCTGCAGGAGCAGCGCGAGGGCTGCGAGGACCACCTGCTGATCCCCGCGCTGGTGCCCTACGCCGAGGCGGTCGACGGTGGCAGCACCTGGGTGGCGTACCGGCACCGCGAGTCGGGCAAGACCTTCGTCAACGGCCCCGACGACATGCCGCACGACACCACCTACGGCCCGGTGTTCAGCAGCAAGGAGCTGCACCAGTGCCCCGGTGCGGTGCTGCCCGACGCGGCCGAGCTGAAGGCCGAGTTCCCGGGCGCCAAGGTGGTGTCTGGCGGCGTGCCGGCGTCTGCGGGCACGGCGTTCGACGACATGCCCAGCGACGACCTGGACGCGGCGCCTGCCAAGCCCGACGGCCCGGCAAAGCGCGCCAAGCGCGCGCGCATCAACGACTCTCTGAAGCAGCTCGAGGCGCTGCAGTCATGAGCAGCAGCGTGCCTTGGGGCGATCTCAGCCGGCGCATCCTCACCCTGCTGGCCGAGGTGGGGCCGATGAGCCGGGCCGAGATCTGCGCCCACCTCGGCCGCGACAAGGACGCCATCGCCAGCGTGGTGTCGCGCCTGGCCAGGCCCTGGCCCCGGGCACCGAAGCGCATCCACATCCGCGCCTACGTCTACGACCAGGAGGGCGAGCGCCGCTACCCCCGCGCCGTCTACGCCCTAGGCGACCGGCCAGACGCCCCTAGGCCACGGCCCGACACCGCCGCCAACAAGGCCAGGTACTGGGCCAACCGCAAGCTGCGGCTGCGCGGGTCGAGCATCTTCAACTGGGGCATGAACAACAGGCAGCTGGCGGCGCTGGTGAAGCATACGAAGCAGAAGGAGCAGGGGCATGAGTGACTTGAGAACAGCCGCCCAGCAGGCGCTGAACGTGTTGGAGAGTCATGCAACGCACGGTCCGCTTCCCGGACGTTGCCCGGTCAGGGCAGCCGAATACGCCCTCCGCGCCGCGCTGGAGCGGCAGGAGCAGGCAACTGGTAAGGAATCCTTGCAAGTTGATCCCAAAGGGGGGATGCAAATTGCCACCCCCCTTCCACTGACCACCACCGATCTGGCGTGGCTGGAAACCCGCCGTCTTGTGCGCGTGTGGCAAGAGCTTGGTCAGATCCGCTGGGCCGGCGCTGATCAAGGCTGGGACCGGGCAATCGAGGCGGTGCGTGCGCGACTGGACAAGGAGTGCCAAGACGTCCTGGCTTGGAAAGAGAAGGTGGAAGCCAGTGGACAAACCGTTGCGCAACTGTTGCAAAAACTGCGGGGGATGAAAGATGAGTGACCTGAGACAAACCGCCCAGCAGGCGCTGGAGGCGTTGGGCAAGTGGAGCAGTGGCCGCGACATGGACGCCGTGGAACTGAACGATCTGATCGCCACGCTTGAGGCCGCGCTGGAGCAGCAGGAGCAGGAGCCGGTGGCGTGGACAGACCGAGAGCTTGAACTGATCGACGGGCTGATTGAAGTCCAACTGCATCACGCCGCGCAGTGCGATGCCATCGCAAACCGCACGATGGCCGAGCGGCAGAAAGGCTGGGATATGGAGCGAGTGGCCTTGCTGCGGAAGATCAAGAGCAACCCACCCCGCCGCGAGTGGCGCTCGTTGAGTGAGGAGGAGATTCTTCCGCTGTACAACACCACACCAAGCAGCCACGCGGAAATGCTTGAGTTCGCCCGCGACATCGAGGCCGCGCTGAAGGAGCGCAACGCATGAGCTTCATCATCGGCATCGACCCAGGCGCCGGCGGCGCCGTGGCCATCCTCGAGCCCGACGGCAGCCTGGTGCAGGTCTTCGACATGCCCGCGGTGGAGGTGA